GCGCCCGATTTAATAAACTTCTCATCTTCCGAGGGCGTGTTAATTTTTAAATTCGGCGGTTTGCTCATACCCTCCGGGGAATATGGGGCTGATTTGATTGCCTATGACGTTCTTCGACCAAATGGCTTGAAACTAGCAGACGGTCACGTTGGCTCTTTACTTGTTTTTTTATTCGAGGATTGATTATGCAGCAATTACTCCCGAAAAGAGGTGTGGACGATTTTGGCTCAGGCGAATACCAAGCTTCACGCGGAGATCGGATTCACAATGGGGTTGATTACAGATGCGCCCCAGGCGCTGAAATACTTGCTCCAATTTCCGGGCGAATTACAAAAATTGGTTACCCTTATTCTGGCGACTTTCACTACCAATATGTTGAAATCACTTTAAACGATTTACGTCACCGCGTCTTTTACGTTTCCCCGCAGGTGTCGATCGGTGATCAAGTAATTGAAAATGAATCGGTTATTGGCGCTGCACAAAACATTGCTAAAAAATACTCCGCTGGTAACAGAGTAATGAAGAATCATGTTCATTACGAAATCAAAGATGAACATGGGCAGTTTATTAATCCGGAGGCCGACAATGTTTAACTGGTTAACAAAATCAACCAAAACTGTTGATGACATTTTTGATAAAGACTCTGGGCTGCTAACAAAAGTTGGGTCATGGGTTGGAAATTACCAGTTCACTGACGAAGAACGGGCAGAGATGAATTCCACTACAGCGAAAGCTGTGCGCGACTTTGTGGTTGCAACCCTTGACGAGAGCACCGACCGGTCAAAAGCCCGACGAGAGATCGCGGTGTTCTTTATAAAATTCTACGCGCTACTGGTGTTCATGGCAGGAATCACATACCCAGTGCAGCCAGAGTGGTCGAAGGTATGGTTTGACTTGTCGACCTCGCTCAGTGTTGGCGGTCTAGTAGCCGCCATAAGCGTTTTCTTCTTTGGTTCCTACGGAGCTGTCCGATATCAGCAAAACAAGGCGAAATGAGAGTGCCAGAAAAAATTGTAGAACTGCTCAACAATATCCCGCCCACCGTGACAGGGTTTCTGATGGCAGTTATGATAGGTGTGCTCCGTGTGATCTTTAACCGTGAAGAAAGCCGTCCGGTCAGGGTACTAATGGAGGGGCTTATATGCGGATTCCTCACGCTAGCCGCAGGCTCGATCACTGGTGCAATCGGGGTTGTCGGAGACTGGAACCTCTTTTTAGGTGGTTTTATCGGGCTTATTGGATCGCACAAAATTCGCATGTTTGCTATCAAAACGCTTGACCGAAAAGCTGATCCCGGAAAGACAAAAGATTAAAAATATTTGTCCCTATATATGTGTCAATGCCTCCATGCTTGTTTTGAATTCCTCAACCCATTGTTCAATGGTGAGGTGGTTTAGCTGCGGCACGTAGACTGCCGACAACGGTGGCAGCTCACACTCATCACTGAAAAAAATACAGCACCCGCCTTTGGTGTCGACGCGCACCCCCTTGTATCCAGTCGCACGTCTGATTGCTCTTTCGATCTTACGATTCATTTTCCACACTCCGGATTTTCGTTTTTATAGTCTGGCCAGTGGCCAGCGCATACCATGTTCTGATAGTGCATGGCCTCACGCTGTTCCTCGTATGTGTCTTGCGAGGAGACCCAAGCAATCGACAGCAAAACAGCGGCAGCGATTAAAATTTTACTGATCGCGGGCATCGTCAGCACTCCAGTCGTATGAGCGGAAAGAGTTGTAGCACTCATCTATGAAACCTGCCTCAAAGTACCGGTATAGAATATGTCTCCACGCCTCCGCAAAGTTTTCTGGGACGTCGTCTATGAGCATCTGCAATTCTGCCGCGTCACCATAGATGGTTGCCTCTGACGTAAAGCACTCCTCCAGCCGGTAACCACGGCACAGGGATGAGTAGATGTCTCTGAAGTTGCATGGGTCGGTGTACAACTCCTGAATGAGCCGGATATGTGCGCCTTCGCAGCAAAGTGGCAGCACGTCGTCAAGATGATCTTTCCCTTCGGTGGTCAGGAAGAAGGCAATCGCCTTGTCCTTTGACTCGCAGTCGAGAGCTTGAAAGTCCCCTCGCCAGTCGAGACCGGCGAGTTCGTGAATGTATTGGACTGTGTTATACATGCTGCACTCCTTATACAAAAAGATTTTCGGGCATTCTGACGAGATAACCGCCCGCCCCGTGGGTAGCCTTGAATATTATTTCCCCGTTTGGCGCTTTACAGCGGTATCCTTCTTCATATTTTTCAACAGTTAGGCCAGCGTCGCGGAGCGCCTTAATCATGCGTTGAGTGGTTGTTTTGTCAAAAGCCTTTAAAATAGTTTTCATCGTTTTGGTCCTTTTAGTGTTTACATTTTAATTATGGGCCACTCTCAATAAAAAGTAAACACTTTATTTCAACTATTTGCATTTATTTTTTCAAGTACAACTTTGATCCTTGAGGTTGCCGCCTGCTTCGAAATAGGTAAATCTTTCAACCTAACCCCATTGACAAAGTAATCGATCATGGCACGTTTGTTGCTTTCAATCATCCTGGTTTTACTTAGAGCCAGTTCGATTGTCTCGATTGAATACGATCCACAGTGTTCAAGGTTACTCATCAAATATCTCCTATATCACAAAACTCAACAGCTATATTGAAACTTTCCAAAAGGGCAATGGGTTCCATATCCCTGTACCTTTCTCCGTAAAACACCCTTTTGATCCCTGCCATAACAAGCATCTTAGCACAAGCCATACACGGACTTAGAGTTACGTAGACATCGCAATCTTTTGTTGCAACGCCGTTTTTTACACAGAACATAAGCGCGTTTTGTTCTGCATGCATAACTTCATCGATAGTTTGACCGTTGGATTCACAACAGTTATCCCTACCAGGCAATGTGCCGTTGTAACCGGTGCTAAGGATTCTACCTTCCTTTGCAATCACACAGCCAACCTTATTTCTTTCTGCATAAGATGCCTCGGCCCATAATCTGGCAGTCGCCATTAGCAATAGGGTCTTATCCATAAATAATCGTCTCTATTTTTTTCTCTGGTGCGACCCAGTCGTCTGGCTTGGTTGCATCCGTTACACCGTCAAACCCTTCCCGGCCTTTTTTAATCCCCGGCTTCTTACTCATATTCGCTTCGTGGATTACATTGAATATTCGACGGATTTGAGAAACTTCAAGACCGGATCGGTACAAGCCTCCAATAGCAAAATAACATAAATCTATCAAAGCATCAGCGTCGTCTACCAGAGAAGTGGATTCTTCAAATTCTTGAATTTCTTCCTTTAAGGCCGCAATCAACCATGCTCGTTTATCGGCATCCAGTCGTTGTGGAGAACTAATATCCAGCCCTATGACTTCACGGTTAAATGTCCCAATTTCTTTAATCATTTCTATATTCCTTAAAAAGTTTAATGTTCGACTGAGTATTAGATAACAGATCATTCCGAATAGCTTTGGTTTTCAACGGAACTTTGGGTCTATCAATAATCTCTTTGGGTAACATGTGGCGATAAGCGTCTTTGAGATGCTTCTTATCTATCCGTTCGGCGTAAGGTAGTTCCATGGCGTACTTAACAATATATGGAGCCAAGAAGGGTGACCTAACCTCAATCGTGTGTCGCATCATTGTTCGGTCCAATCTTGGCAGATGATAATAAGGTAGTTCCTGGAAGACGTCAGACATCTGACTGTCATATTCTTTGGCCCTTCTATAACCTCCAAAAAGCTCGTCTGCGCCATCCCCGGTCAGCACCATGTGATAACCTTCTTTGGCGATGGACTTAGCTAAGGCGAGCTGTGGTTTGACCGAGCCAAGGTCTACAGGTGATTGATGAACAGTAACCGCCTCGCTATCAGTTACCTCATCCAATGTGATATTGGTTCGGTTTGTTGTCATCATATCGGCGTAATCGCTTTCATCATTGTCCACATGGAAGACTTTGATCTGATCCCCGTATCCCAACTCTTGAGTGACGGCATAAATGATGGAACTGTCCAAACCCCCCGATAATAGCAAAGATTGGGGTCGTGCTACGTGCATTCTTTTAGAGGTTGCTTGGGATATACCTGTGGAAATTACGTACGGCGCACTTATTTTAGACCAATCCCAGTAGCTAGATATGACCCCGTCGATATAAACTGAGCCAGCTGGCATTTGCTTGATATTTTTATAAGGAGTATTACCTGTTGGGTCGTATCCCCACTTTTGGATGTTGCTAAAGAAGATAGGGTCGTATTCAGATGGAGCAAGACCCACTAAACAGTCAATCTCCGAGGCTACTACATTTAAGTCTGTACGATAATAGAGTGGCTTCTGAGACAAGTAGTCAGTAATGGCAATCAGTTTTTTCTCACGTATAAAAGCCACATTCCAAAAGCCGTCGAACTTATGGAACAGTTCCAAGATCTTATCCAATGGATTATCGACGATCAAATTCCTGATCATCCTTACGTCGCCTGTCGAAGTGGGATCTAGTTCATGATAGTTAAAAATCTCACCTGTGAAAGCTACGAAATTTAATGGTTGATGATATTCATACGGATCAAGAGAACACATTGGTAATGAAACATGACCGACGTGATAATGGCCATTAGTTTCAAAACATGGTTCAACCGTTCCCCGGTATTGCATTTTATATAGAGCTAATTCGATAGCCCCCGAACTAACCCTTTTATCGTTTGAAGCAATTAGACCACACATGTAATACCCCGGATGTAATCTAACAACTCTCTGTAAGCGCCTTTATGTTTCCAGTTGTACCGGATATATCCAGTGAACTTCACGGAGTTTGAGCCCATGAACCCCTCATACATGTTAATGATTTTAGTATGGTTACGCATCACGGCATCGAGATGATCTTTTGATTTGTGGGCTTTAAATCCAACGTCAACATCCATTTTGTTGATACCCGTGGGAGCACAATAAACTACGATCTGCGGTAAGTCCAAATAGTGATTGAACTTATTTAGATTAAGGCGGACCGGTCGATCTAAAGCCCTAGAGTAAATTAGTTCGGAAATCCACGTGACACGGTCGTGAATATGAAGCTCCTTTCTTTCTGCATGATATTCTTGTTCCTCGGTAACGAAGTCAAAAACCTCCTGACTCGGTAACATCGGCGATCGATGCAAAGTTGCTCCAAGATCTTTTTCTAACTGCAAGCTCAATGTGCTTTTGCCTGACCCATCTGGTCCTTCTAGAACGATGATCATTAGTTTCCTCCAGTTAACTTTTTAAGGGTATATTTGTCATTTTCAAAACAGTGGAACGAGGTACAAGAAAAATTCAATGTGCCTGGGGTCGCATTTATCCCGGCTGCTTCAATTAAAAATAAAGTCATCCTGTTGGCAAAGAAGATGTCATTGTGGAAGTGCCGGATTGCATCGCACGATCGCATAGGATAAAAGCAATGCATCTTTTCATTTCTAACTATGAACTGCCAACCTAGTGTACAAGGAACTCTCTCGCCTTCTATAGCAGCATTGAGATCCTCTGGAAAAAAGATAGGGATATAACACTGTCTTGTCGTTGGGTCCTTTTTTAGAAGAGTAATAGCATCCGAAAGATCGGCAGTATTAAATCTGATCCCATTAGGCATTAAGGTTTTAGGCCAAAGACGTTCGGGATAAGAATGCGAAAATTTGTTATCGGTAAGAAAGTCCTCATTACCTTTTAACCAAATTTTATGGCTAGGCGGGGGATTAACGGGTTCCCCGGCGATACGTTCTTGGAAGTGATCCTCGGCCCACGGTAAAAACGGATTAGTTTCTTTTTTTAAAGAATCGAGGCCATCAGTCATAGGCATCATTAGGTTTAAGTTCAATATCTCGAGAAACATGGGCGGACACTTGACCCCTTGCCAAGAGTTAGTTTCAACTACATTGCCGTATTTCAAAAGATGGAATCTAGCTTTATTAATGCCAGATCTTATATCGATGGCTCGAATCTGCATTGGTTTTCCTTTTAATTGATTTTGATATGGGAATAGTAAGCACTTAATCAACTAATGTAAACACTTCATTTTAAGAGGGCCATTAGTAGATCCGTTTCTACTTTTTCTTTGTTCTTAAGAACATCAACAATCCTTTCATCAATAGTTTTTTGACCAACAATATGATGGATGGTAACCGAGTTCTTTACACCTTGCCGATGAACCCTACCGCATGCTTGCACATACAGTTCCCGATCGTAGGGAAGAGAATACCAAACTACGTCGTGGCAGTCGCTGCCCTGTAAATTAAGACCATGTGAACCACTTGCCACCTGGATTAACAGGATCGGGATAAGACTGTTATTCCAGTCGTTTACAAGACTATCAAGATCTTCTGCTTTATTGCCTAACACCCTTGCTGAAGGAAAGGCTTTCTTTAGCCTGGATAGATCATGGTTGTATTCATAAAAAACCAATAATGGTCTGCCTGCTAAACTTTCAACAATCTCCTTGACTGCTTTGGTTTTTTCGTCATGGATGTCAAGTGTGTTACCATCCTCGTCGTAAATACCCCCGTTGGCTATTTGCTTTAATTTACCGGCAACCACGGCGGCATTGACAGCAGTAACCAACTTGTCGCCGAGTTGGATCATCATGTCTTTTTTCATTTTTTCATAAAAGACCCGGGCCTTGTCGCCTATGTCAACAGGAATGAAATTATCAATCCTTTCGGGTAGGTCTAACTCGTCACTAGATTTGTGCATAATCAGATCGTTAATCTTTTCATAGATTTTATCTTCGGCCCAATCGTAAGGCGCATAGATATAGCCCATATAATCCGACTGATAAAAGTATCTGCTACGGTATGCTGAAAAGCTTTTTCCCAATCTTTCCCCGTCATCTAACACAAATACTTGACTCCACAACTGAAGTAAGCCATTGGGCGCTGGCGTAGCGGTCAGAATAACCTTCCGTTCGAAATTGTAGGTCATTCTTTTTAAAAGTTTGAATCTAGCGGATGATGAGTTTTTAAAATTGCTGGATTCGTCTACAATCAACATCCAGCGCTTACCTTTAAAGGTAAACTTTTTAGATCCAATCGTACGAGCTAAAAATTGAAGCCCGTCTGGGTTAATCACCACAATGTCAGAATTAGAATTCAGCGCCTTTTCACGATTTTTTCCGTGGGCAATGGAAATGGTTAACCCGTTAAAGTTCTCCCATTTCTCAATTTCCTTTGGCCATACTAGATAGCAGACTCTTAATGGCGCAATAATCAAGACCCTATCGATTTTATTTTGGTGCTTTAATTTTTTAATAGCTGAAAGGGAGCAAGCCGTTTTGCCTAAGCCTACCGGTACAAAAAGACCGGCCTGTTCCTTATCAAGAATAAAATCAATTGCATCTTTTTGATAGTCATGGGGATTAAAGATTTTAGTCATTTTGCTTTCTCGCTTCTATAAATTTATCAACGTCATCCTTTGAAGAAAGGACACAATAGTTTTGGCCATACGAAAGGATCTGTTTGCCGACATGTTCCTGAAGTGCGGTTAACTTTCCTCCTGGCCTTTTCATTTCTATGAACCACACCTCCCGGTTAATAAAAAGGATTTGGTCAGGAACGCCTCTATGCGACGGACTGGACCATTTGAAAGATAGACCACCAGCTGACTTGGCCTTCTTTTTAAAATAACTTTCTATCGTTTTTTCAAGTATTTTTGACAATGATTATACCTACTCCCCGACGTTTACCTGTTTTGCGCCTTTCCCTCTGTTTTTTTGTTTCATTATGGTGGAAGTCGTCGTTTATTCGAATGGGTAGAACTTCAATTGGGCCATGTTCCTCAATCCATTTTTCTACGTCGGCTTTCAGTTGTTCTCTAACCTTAGCCTTTTCACCAATTTTGTCTTGCGAGGGTCTCATGATAAAATACTCCTTGCTTCTTTAATGTACCTGTCGTAATCAATGTTGTTCGGTGTGGCGTCGGGTAAACTCATAAGCGGGGTCGACCCGTCGCTAGTAGGCACTTTATTACCATTGCTACTATAAACGATTTTCTCCCCGTCGGTTGACCAATAAAATCTAACCACTTTACCGAGTTTCTCACCCTTCCATTCTGCTCCACCTTTTACAGTGCGAACTGTTAGAAATTCTCGTATGTCCCCACACTCACGTATTGTTTTTTCCACTGGCGTACCGTCGGACAGCCTTTTAACAACCGCATCGTAAATGATGGGTGTAGCAGGATTCTTGGTTAATCCCGGTCTGGCAAAGACCCCCTTTGTCTTAACACTCCCGTCCGGTTTTATTGCTACATAGTTGTTGACGTCCCTACAGTGTAAAGACTTATAGGGGGTGTGTTCAAGTTCAAAGCTCGTTGTTTTTTCCCATTGTTCCAAAAGGTGTTCGTAGCCTGGATCGTGAACAACGCCATCGGTATTAGCCGAATAAACTCTACAACCAGCTTTTTCCAAGGATTCGATAAGCATTAGCAAGGCAAGCTGACCCGTTAAAGTTACTTCCAACATCCCCGCAGGGTGATACATGCATGACCAACGGTTGGACAATTTACCAAAGGAGCTGTTAATTATGAGTTTTAGCGAATTGGATCGCATCTTTTCACCGGCTTTTTTAGCCAAGATTCTTTGATTAAAAACCGACGTAAAAAATGGTAAAAAGTTACGTCCAAGACTCGGGGGAGATATGTCGTTATTGATCATGATCGAGGGATAATAACTAACCACGTCGCTGTCAACAACGTTTTCGACATGTAGTTCTTTTTCTTGGGAATGAAGCCCGCCGAGGCCACATTTATAAGTTGTTTGACCTATCTCAAAAGGCTTTATTAACTTGGTTGGCAGTTTTACATAGCCGCTTTTATCCACAGTGAACCTATGTTTATTAACGAAATCCAGAATCTCGTTAAGATGAGACGAATCAAACTTGATGTAGTCCGGGGCAGTGTAACCAACGTTCCTAGGCGGCGTATCCTTATTTGCCTTGACTTTCAATTTACTTTGAACGATCGCCTCGGCTATTTGTGCACCACCTTTTGATCGCAGATCTAATCCGTATTCTGCAGACATGTATTTCCGTAGCTCCATATCTTCGAGCAACTGGTTATACAAATCAATAGTTGTATCCAGATCGTTTTCACAATACTCCGAAACGTGATCCATTTGCTCGTCAGTTAATTCTATGCTTGGATCGTATGGAAGATCTTGCAGTTTTTTGGAATGGAGTCTACCGCCGTAAAGTTTCAAGGAAGTAAAAACGCCCGGGGCAACTTGCATCAAATCGAAGGTATTAAAGCGCGGATCTAATTGTAAATCCAGCTTTTTTAATGCTTGCCATTGATGCAGATCACTTTTAACGATCCGATCTGACAAAGCTTTTAATTTTTCACAATTAAGGCCTTCCAAAGCAGCCAAGATCATTGGGATGTCATACCCGTTGCTGTTATAGCCAAAAGTGGTCCGCGTGCACATCGCCGTACGTAGTTTCTTTTGTTGTTCTAAGGTTAACCCCTTGGAAGATTCACGTACGTCGACCTTTAACAGCTTGTTATTAGCGGGATTCTTAAAAGCAACAAGGAAGTAATTGGGATAACACTCTACATCGAAGACTACTGGGTGGGGGTTGCGATCTTTCATTTTTATCCTTCTATTTTGTGACAAAAAAGGCAGTAACCCTTTTCGGGAATACTGCCTTTATTTGGTTTAGAGTTCTTCTAGTTCGTCGAACTCTTCGGTTACGTCGGTTGGACCAGAACCAAATGGTTCGCCATCTTTGACAAACTGTATACCGTATACGTTGCCGTTGACACGCTTACCATAAGAGTTGTTCTGGACCCAAACATCCACGATTGCGTTGACGTAACAACCTGCGTAGATTTTATCATCTTCCTCTACAATAGGAGTCTTGTCTCGGTCAATCACCGTTGGACGTTTGTTACTGGATGCTTTAAAAGAAACGCAACCTTCATAACCGTCGTATTCAGACTCATCGCCATTGCGGAGACAACGTTTATCTGACGGGATTTTAATGTTACCTTCTTTTATAGCAGTTTCGATCATTTCCTCAATCTGTTTAATCTGAGCCGCGTCGGTTTCTTTATTGAGAAGAAACGTGGCTTCATACTTAGTTTCAACATCGTTGAACTTAGCTTTTTTAAACAAAGAAGGAAAAGAAAGACGGACGTTTTTAAGATGGAGTTTAGCCATTGTATTCACCTTTTAGATTCGGATTTAAGTTTTTGTGTCCATTATTGGACAAGCTCATAATGGTATAAGTGCCGACGGAAGTAAACATTTTATTTAATCTTTTTAAAAATAATTACAATTTGTTCCATAGGAGGTCGTACATTGTACTTGTCCTCGTAAGTATTCATAGCCAATGAGCCAGGATAGTGGGGTAGAACCAAGGTTCCTTGTAATTCCATATTGTTATTTAAAAGATCGGCTAACATCCTGTGAAGTTCCCAAACTTTTTTGCTTTTAATCATATCCTTAATAACAAAAACAGCATGGCCTCCTACTACCAACTTGTCACAAGATTTATCCTGGATTAACTTCATTAAATCCCAATAAGTCCTGGTTGACTTCATTTTTCCGGCATTTCCTTCCTTTTTATAAAAAGACTTTTTACCAATGGAACTAGTTTCGTCCCCCCCATCTGGATAAGGGTTAGAGAAATTTACAAGATGAACACTTTCATCTTGAATACTATCCAAATGAATCGAACTATCCCCTTCATACAATTGCCACTTATCCCCTTCACCGTCAGGAGAGATTGACTTAAATGTCTCAAGAGTCAATTTATGGAATTCATATTCGATCCCAATCGTTTTACGATTATTGAACATTGCTTCTGCCCCTGTTGTTCCCGATCCTGCAAAAGGATCAAGGACGGTATCCCCTTCTTTTGTTAAATTAAGGATAGCCCAACGTATAGCGTGTAAAGGGGTTTTAGCAATGTGACCGCCTTTTGAAGTCCCTGACGGAGGATAATACTTATTCCTAACATTCTTATTTGGTAAAGACCCGTCCTTATTTAAAATCGTTCCCTTAAAATTATCCTTGGACAGATACTTAGAATCGAGATCATAAGTTTCATGAAATCGAGGGGGATAATCAGGAGAAACAAGCAACTCTTGACCCATTTCGTTAATTTTGATATGTTTTACGGAACTTATTTTTTGGATTTTTTCCCAGTTTGTTTCATAATCTTTCTTAAAGCTCATTGTCGAATCCCTCTGTCATAATTTCACTGCGCTTATCCGAGATCTTTACCAAGGTAACTTTTCCCTCAGGTTTGAAGACCCATTCTTCTACCATTTCAACATCAGGTATTTTATTAATCAATTTCTCTGCCTCAGCGGGTGAAACTACTTTTGGCTTAGTATAAGCCTTAATGCCGAGAAGACTTACTATTTCAATCTCACCTTTCTTAGTCCAACGGCGATTAGATCTACCCCTGACTAATTTGTAACCGGGTATTTCTTCACCACGTTCAAGTGACTCTTTTGCACCTTCTGCAACGATTTTGCACCACTTTTCGATCATAGGAATTTTATCAAGGATCCAACCGATTTGGTCTGCATCCATCTTTTCCGGGTCTTTTAGGACCAGCGTAGAAGCTTCTAAATCGTCGTCTAAGACATCAAATTCTTTGCTTATGGTTTCTAAACAATGTTGTGCGAATGCGCTACAAACATGGGATACGGGGCACCAGCGACACGCCTTTTCACTTGGCCCAAATGGTGCATCTGGTTCTAAACACAACCTTGCTCCGGCTTCTACTTCTGCTCCAAAAGCCAACAGATCGTCTAAGGAAACGGTCCAACTGTCAAAATTATTTAAGCGTGGTTGCACAATGTGCAAGGTAATCTCGCTGAAAGGGTAATCCTGGAAAGTCTCCAAAACGCCCAGTGCGTAGATCATGGCTTGATAGTTGCACTCGGCTGATACCCACTCGCCTCGACCGTACTTTAAGTCAAAAATGTGAGCAACACATTCTCCTTCAAAAGCATCCAGTTGTTCCTTTCTGCCGAGGAGGATGGCGTCAGAAGTACCAAAGCCGTCCGGAACCCAGGATGTAAACGCGACCTTTTGTTCTACAAAAAGTTCATAGCTATGTAAGCCAGCCATGTGGTCTGCAACATAGCCCAGGTAAAGGTTGACGTTATCAACCAGTTCCTCGTTAATCTCCATTTCGAAGCCATCGTTTAACACCAGGGTGCTTCCCATATGGACTTCGGCCAAAGTGCCGGTCTTAAGACAGAGCTCAGCAAGACTGTGGGCAACAGATCCTTCTTGAGCATGAATGCTCGATGGCCCGTTGGGTATATCGGCAGTCATGCGTACTGATGCTGGACAAGATAACCATCGGGATGCAGAGGAGGGGGATAGTTTTGCGTGTTTCATAAGTTTTACCTTTCAGATTATAGGAAGTTGGATCTTATCCCAAGTCCATAAATTAGTAAACACCTTTGTTGTTGGTATTGATGTCGACACTAGTCTGGTGCTAATAAGGAGAGGGTGGGCGTGCGTATAGACCAAGTCTTGTAACTTTTACAATTAACTATTTTTATCAGGATCAAGGCCTTAATAAATTTTTCTAATTGTACAAATCCCGTCTGAATAGGATAAGGTTATCATGCGATTTAGGAAAATCATGTCGGTTCACTCCCTGTATCAACTTTCCTAGGTCGCGCAAAGATAGTCCTTATAGGGAGTTGAACCGGCACCAGACAAAAAAATCCCCTGGTTTTAAACAGGGGATTTAAAATTTTACCAATGCGTTAACTAGAAGATACAGGTAAATGATTTAACAAGGGTGTGCTAAGTTAAATACCTTTGTGTATTTTATCTCAGTCTCCTAAAAAATGAAATAACAAGGAGATAACCGTGGCAAAAGTTTTAGAAAAAGCCCCGTTTAAATTTAATCCAAATGGTATACCCCCGGAATTAAAAGAAGCTAAGCAATGGGTAGTTTGGTCTCTTTTCGAATCCGATAAGAACAAACCTACCAAGAACCCGTGTTATGTTACCAAAAATGGCACAGTCAAACAAGCACGTTGGGCAGAACCTGAGAATCAGTATTCCTTTGATCAAGCCTTAGAAATTTATGAAAGCAACCCGTCTGTTCATGGTCTTGGCTTCGTCCTTACAAAAGAAGATCCTTACGTTTTTATTGACATAGATAATGTAGGCCTTAATGATCCACGGTCTGCTTACGCTTCTATTGATAGCTGGTCAGAATTTAGTCAATCTGGCAAAGGCCTACATATCATGGTTAAGGGTAAGATCGACGGTGCGTTCATTAGCCAGTCCAGTGGCATTGAGATTTACTCTCATGGTCGCTTTATTGCTATGACGGGTACTATCACGGCCGATCTGTGTATGGAGATCACCGAGAGGCAAAATATTATTGAAGAGTTGTTGATCACCTATTCGGATGATGAGCAACCATCCAGTCTTAAAGAGGAGCGTAAAGCGTTCAGTCTGCCGGAAGTTGTTAATGAGGGTTCACGTGATGACACGATGTATCGTTATTGCTGCAAGCTGTTTAGCGATGGACTAACTTATCAAGAAGTTGTCTCCCGGGTTATCCGGATCAACAACGAACGCTTCGTCCCACCGCTTGATGAAGAAGTAGTTAAAGCCAAGGTGGAAGGCGCTAGTAAGTTTATGGAGAAAGTCGACCGTCAATTAAGGGCGGAGATTTTTTCTGCCCTTGAAGAGTCTTCTTATCGTGACCTTGCTTATAAGTACGTCTTTCTTCGGTCGACCAACCGGTTTATGAACATTGAGACCAAGACAGAAATGTCGATCCAGGCTTTTAACCAGTCGATGCCAAACATACCGGACGAAGGTATTGATGCCAAGGGCAAACCTAAGCTCGAGATGGTCCTGCCTTCTGAATTCATCAAGCGTCAAGAGGATTACAAGGTTCTTGATGGTGTGTTCTGGCGGCCTACTCCGTTTGGTAAAGAGATAGATCCAGAGTTCCTTTATATGCAAGAGCTCGGTACTAGCTATATTAATACTTGGCGGGGATTTGCTTTAACGCCTATCCGGGGTAACGTCAAACCGTGGTTAAGACAGTTGAGACGGCTAATTCCTGAGGCTAAGGATCGTAAGGTCTTTATCCAACGGATGGCGATAGACGTGCAGATGCCTCACGAGAAGGTGAATTGGCAGATCCTTTTGCACGGCGGCTATGGTGTTGGTAAGGACAGCATCATCAAACCGTTCCAAAGGATATTCGGTTCCGCCTTTAAGTCTTTAGATGGATCCAGAATAGGCAGTGGCTTTGATGATGAACTGATCGGATCCAAGGTCTTACTGATCAATGAAGTGGATAACGCTGGTCGTAAACCCGAAGAAAACTCGTGGATCAAGCGTAATGCTGCATCTGAAGGCGCATCCATGATCATGCTCAATAAAAAGATGGCCGGCAAAGTGCTACAGGCCAACGTGTCCTCTCTTTACCTTCTTAGTAATGAACCAGACTGTCTTAAGTTTACTACAGATGAACGCCGTTTCTATGTGATAGCCGGCTCGCACAAGCCCATGACACCTAAGGAAACGGATGATTACTATGGCAAATGGTTTGACAAAGGTGGTGCCAACGCTCTTTTCGACTTTTTGATGAGGGTGAACATTACTATCAGTCCTGCTATGGTTCCGGAGCGGACAGAAGCCTTCTATAACATGATTGAAGACACCCAATCTGAGTGGGAGATTATCCTGAGTGACTATTTATCCATGGGTAAAGGTCACTTTGCCTATGAACTTGTTTGTCCTATTCATGTCTCGGAGCATGAGCTTGTAGGGATTAGATATAAACCCTCTATTCAAACCATCAAGAAATGGATGATGAAAAGGGGTTTTCATCAATATAAAGAACAGCCACAAGCTAAGATTGATGGAAAGATTGAGAAAAAGTCAAGGACGTGGTTAGCAAACAAAGCACTTTGTCCTGATTATCACACGCTGTCAGGAATAGACCTTTATCACAAGATTGACGAAATTGAGTCTAAGGGCTTTATAGACTTATAAATTTCAACATTCTTTATACTTTTTTGGGCATATTAATGTCCTTTTTTATGCTTGTTTATATCAGATAAGCTTTTTTCTTCGTTTTGAGTACCTTTCTTAATTTTGAGTACTTTTGAGTACTTGAGTACTTTTGAGTACAATTTAAAGAGAAAAGTACTCAAAAGTAAAAAATAAGTGAAAGTTGAGTACTGTTTTGAGTATCACCTAAGTTTATGATTTTAATAGTTTATTATAAGTAAAGTACTCAAGTACTCAAGTACTCAATATTTTTTTATTTTATATAGAGAACACAAGTAAACGTCTATTTTCTCTCTTTTTACCCCCCTTTTTTACGCCTTTTCGTGTGTTTTCCTCTATACCGCCCTTGGATGCAAAAAAAATTGAGTATCTGAATACTGAATTGAGTATTGATCAATTTTTGATCAGTTTTATTAAAAATCCCTGGATTCGAGGGGAGGTTAAACTTTAGTCAAATTTGGTATAAGATATTGGACCTCAAAAAATAATTAGAACAAAGTGTTTACAATTTAAAGATAAGGGGGCGATTTTCCTCTATACTAATCCGGGTATTAAATTTTTGCTGAATTTAGTATATGATGAATAGTGTATAGAGGATTTTTGCTGTGGCCGATAATACCTTAGTTTTTGAAAGAACCCTTTTAAAGATGAAGAAGCTCGACAATGAGCTTCAAGCTGAAAACGTCAGAGCCAGATTGAACCCTGGAGGTTACATTGAAAACCTTCAAAGCCTTATCGACGAATCGAAGAAGTGTGAAATAGAAGAGTTACCCAGATTAAAGTTTCAGGCTGACATCTATCTTGCCATGTTGCGTAAATGCTTACCGGATCTTAAAGCTGTTGAACTGAGCACAAGAGGTGCTTTGTCTATCCGCATTGCTAAGGACGAAGAAAATCTTTAGTCGAACAGAAAGGCAAAAGGAAGCAACCAAGGTCCTGTCTTCTAGTGACGAAGCAGGATTATTCGGTGGATCAAGATCAGGTAAGACCTTCATCATTATTCGCTCGATAGTTTTGAGAGCATGTAAAACGCGTTCTAGGCACCTCATAACTAGGTTCAGGTTTAACCATGTGAAAACCTCTATCTGGTACGATACGTTCCCTAAAGTCATGTCTATGTGCTTCCCTGAGCTGGAGGTCGCATACAACAAGTCAGATTGGTTTGTCCAATTCCCAAATGGATCTGAAATCTGGTTTGGAGGGATTGATGATAAGGAACGTGTTGAAAAGATTCTTGGTAACGAATACAGTACTATTTATATCAACGAGACAAGTCAAGTTGGCTATGAAGCAGTATTGATGCTGCAAACCCGACTTGCAGAAAACAGTGGATTAGACCTTCGCTTCTGGTATGACTTTAATCCCCCAACCAAAAAGCATTGGACCTACATTTACTTTGTAGAAAAGAAAGACCCTGTAACCTTAAAACCTCTTGGTCATGATGTACCTTATTTGGTAATGAACCCAAGCGATAACGTCGTCAACTTGCCGCCTACTTATCTAAGCCGCTTAGAAAGGTTACCTCAAAAGCAAAGAGATAGATTCCTTTTTGGTAAATTCACACTGGACGTTGATGGAGCGCTATGGGATTATGAATCCATTATGGCAGCACAGACCAGAGAGCCAAAAGGGGAAAAGATTAGAACTGTAATCGCCATTGATCCAGCGGTTACCAACAATGAAAACTCAGATGAGACAGGCATAATTGCCGCGTCAGCTTATAATGATAACGGGTTTGTAGTTGAAGGGGATTATACCTGTAAGTCGTCAACACAAACTTGGGCCATTAGATCAATCAATGCTTATGAAAAACACGAAGCAGATGCCATGGTTGTTGAGACTAACCAAGGTGGCGATCTGGTTGAAAACGTCTTACGCCTTAATGGATTCGAGGGAAGGATAATAAAGGTTCATGCTAAAAAAGGAAAAGCCCTAAGAGCCGAACCGGTATTAGCCCTATATGAACAAGGCAGGGTTACCCATAATGAAGATCTACAAGACCTAGAGTCTGAGATGATGGAATGGGTGCCGTTTAATACTAAAGACTCACCGAACAGAATTGATGCCATGGTTTATGCCATAACAGAACTTAGCAATGATAACCAGAGTCTATCTGATCTTTTGAAACTATCAATGAGCGAACAGCTATGAAAATGCCATGGGCCAAAAAACCATTAGAGCCACAATTCACCATCAAGAACGAATCAGGTGAAGATGTTGTCTTTAAGCTTAACGACACTTCCTTGCGATCACAAATCGCTGGAGCCATATCAGGCGGTTACGACTGGGCGGATACGCTCCATAACGTCTACACCGACTATGGTTATCCTGAAACGGTAACATTCTCAAACTGCTGGAATATGTATCGGCGTTTTGGTATTGCTAAAAATATCGTCGAACTGCCTGTTGATACAGGCTGGATGACCAGGCCAGAAATCGAAGGACTTAATGATGAATTCGAGCGCATGGCCGATCGCACAAAATTCTGGCTTCGTGTCAAGGCACTTGATACTCGCCAACGGGTAGGACGCTATGCTGGCATGTTCATGCGTGTCCGCGATGGTCAATCGCCTGATAAGCCTATTGAGACAAAGGGTAGCGGCGAAGGATTCCTTGTCGCCATGACCCCGTTATATGAGGGTCAGCTAAAGGTCTTGACGACCGAAACAAATCCGGCCAGTGAAAACTATGGCTTGCCGACCATGTATCAGTTCATCGGCAACGGTCCTGGTGGACGTAGTGAATACGGCTCTGGAGTTTTTAGCATTCACCCGAGTCGTATTGTGATCGCAGCAGAAGGAGCCGACAACGGCGGCATTTACGGCATACCCGCACTTGAAGCCGCATACAACTCGCTGATGGACTTGCGTAAGATCATTGGTGCAGGCGGTGAAGGCTTTTATAAAAACGCCGCCCAATCGGTTATCTTCCAGCTTGAAGATGCTGCAAGCGCAAAGCAAAACGCCACCCTTTTAGAGAAATTCAACGACAACTACGACGCATTTTCTAAGAACAGAATGCGCCGGGGATTGTGGACTCCGGGACTTCGACCGACTGTGCTGGAAAGTTCATTAGCCAACCCAAAGGACTTTTTCGCCTCGGCGCTTAATGACGTTGCAGCAGCGGCACAAATTCCTGCAACCATTTTGATCGGGCAGCAAACAGGCAGATTGGCATCCAGCGAAGATAGCAGGCACTTCCTGGCGATGGTTAATAGTCGTAGGGAAAACTTTCAGTCTGACCTGATTGGTGCGCTAATCGACTGGTTGATGCAATATGGCGTCATTCGTGCTTCAGATTATGAGATCATGTGGGACGATCTGCTGGCGCTGTCAGATAGCGAAAAGCTGGATGCCGCTCAAAAAATGGCGGAGATTAACCAAAAGCAATTCCTATCTGGCGGCGGTGCACCATTCACTGGCGAAGAAATTCGTGAGATGGCAGGTTACGAGCTGGAAGACTTTGAGATGGGCAGTGAGGAGCTGCCAGAAGATGAAATCTGATGTAGATCCCACCGGACAACGCCGCAATCGACGTAAAACAACCAAGCGATTTGCAAAACGGCTTGCTGCAGCTAAGTCAAAGGTCTTGACGCGGTTTGAGGCAATCCAATACACCACCAAAAGCGAGACGCCAATTCAAAATAAAGAGGGAGTGGTGTTTAAGTATGACATCACCCCGGAACAGCTAGATCAACTGCGAAAAGACATAGAGCGCACGCTTAACCAGGAGTTGCTGGAGTCGACCGATTTAACGATGCCACCAGATTGGTGGTATAAGGTCGACCTTGAACAGCCGTACCGTGAAGGCACTATTGAAGAGACCAACCGGTTTAACCGACTGGTAGAGGTAGCAATTGCATTAGGCATTTTAGCTAAGTTCAGAATGCCGCCACAGAAAGTGCCGGTTGAGGTGGCGTTAAGTTCCAGGGCTTACATAGCCGGCAAGGCCGCACAATACACGCAGAGTTTTAGCAATGTCGCAGGACTTAGCAGCACAACTTCAACTCAGGTTTTCAGGGTGATCAGTTCAGGCATTAAGGCAGGATTGCCGCGTGGTGAGATCAAGACGCAAATCCGTGAGCGATTCAACGTCTCGGAGTCGGCTGCAAAGCGGATTGCAGAGACTGAAATCAACCGTGCTTATAACGATGCCAAAATGGATTCTGTGACTGAAAATGCTGATCGTACAGGACTACAAGCAGGTGTGATTCATATATCGGCGCTTCTTCCGACTACCAGAACAGGACACGCTGACCGTCATGGCAACGCCTATACAGTGTCAGATCAAACAGCGTGGTGGAATGAAAACTCAAACAGAATCAACTGTCATTGCAGTGTAGAAAGTGTTTTGATTGACGAAAACGGCCTAATTGTTGATGAATAAGTCTAAAACCTAACAAAAAAAGTAAGATCTAGTTTTAAAAGTAGATCAAAATGTGATCGTTTGTGGTATTATAATCGAAACATGCTTTTATACCGGTTAAAATGGTGCATTAGGTTTTATGAATAAAAAACTAATGATTCAGTGTTCTACAGCGATAAACAAATCGCATGTTAGACGAGAATTACGCAACGGCATAGAGCATATCATCGTCTCAAGCGCTACACTCCCAGATGACGTTGTTATGAACGGCGGTTTATATCCAGCAGACGAGATTGCTAACAGTTTCCCATCCCTCGAAAGAACCTTAGCCCCCATAGAGCACCCCGTCGATTCGGCGGGGAATTTTTTGTCTGCATCCGATCCTGATGCAATCCATAATTTTTATGCTGGGGCATACAATGAAAACGTCGAGCGGAAAAACGGTCGTGTAACACTGGACAAGGTAATCAATGTCCAGGAGGCGCTTAAAAGCGAACGTGGTAAACGCCTGTTAGATCGAATCAACGAGTTGGAAACATCTTCTAACCCTCGGCCAATCCATACTTCAACTGGCGTTTTTCTGGAAGTGGAAGAACTAAAAGAAGTGGCGGTTAATGCAGCAGGTAAAACATACCGCTGGATTGCCCGCAATATGGTATTTGACCATGATGCTATTCTGCTAGACAGCATTGGTGCTGCTACGCCAGAACAGGGTGTGGGCATGGCGGTTAATTCGAAGGGTGAAAAAGTACAGGTAGAGCGGATTGTGATTAACGCAAGCAACCCGTCAAAGCGTCTACCATTAGCATCATCTGATCGCCGATGGGATAGCGCACAAGCAATCCCTCGGCTGCGTGAGCACGTCGGTGCAGAAGATGCGCCAAATGCAGCCTATGCTAAATTCTTCCTTTGGTACGATGCCGATAACGCTGAAAACTTTGGCGCTTACAAGCTGCCATTTGTTGACATCATCGATGGAAGACCACACGCAATCCCGTCTGCGCTTCGCAATGCATCAGCCAGGCTATCGCAAACAGAGGGACCTAGTGAGTCAGAACGCACTAGCATCCAGTCTGTGATTGATAACTATTTAGAGCGCGTGACAACAAACGCATCATTTTCAGAAATACTTCAAGCAATCGAAACTACCCTAGAAAGCACAGCAATCGAGGCGGAAGAAATTCTTGAGGTTTTTGATGATAAGGTCATTTTTAGAAATGACGACAAAATCTTTGCAGTGTCATACTCGATGTCCGAGAATGGCGTTGCAGCGATAAGTGGCATACCGGTTGTAGTCGACCGGAATGTTACATACACCCCCAAAACCAATACGAAAGGTGAAGAAATGAAAGAGATGATTATCAACGCACTCAAGGAGGCCGGTGTACCTGTAGCAGACAATATGTCTGACGCTGACATCCTCTCCGCGTATAGTCAGCTTTTCACCAGCAACGGCGACAACCAAGGCGCAGACAGCGAAGGCAAACTAGCCGCAGTTGTCGCAAACGCGCTGGCCCCTGTCGTAACAGAGCTGGAAGAGCTGAAGACTGCTATCAATTCAGGCAAACAGGCAGAAGTTGATCGCCTTGCCGAAATCGTTGGCAACTCCGATAAATACCCAGGCATTGACGCAGAAACTGCCAAGTCTCTGCCGGTCGAAAAGCTGAAAGACCTTGCGGCTAATTGCGGCAGTTCGTTCGGTGTGCCTATTACTGTCAACCTCGGTGCCGATAAAGAACTGGCTCCTGTTGACATGCCCGAATAAGGAGACTGAGAAATGTCCAGTATCGCAAAACGTACGATTTATGTCGGCCCCGGTGGCGACAATAACGGCAAGCCTTTGGTTATCGAAGGTGTTGCTTTGGCTGCTACAGCCCCAGGCACCGTTGTTGAGCAAGTAGCAACCGGCCTTCAGGCTAACGCCGCTGCTGCAACTGTTTTCGGCCAGGAACTGCTCGTTGCAGATAAAGACCAAGCGCGGTCCAAGTCTGTTGATGACGCATGGACCATCAGCGAAAACATGGTAGCTATTAAAGCCCGTTCCGGTGACATCCTGAACGTATTGGTAGCAACCGGACAGACCATTAGTGCCAAAGGCACTCCGCTGTCATTGAACGGCGCGGGTCTGCTAAAGATTGCTGTTACTCCGGCAACCGTTGGCGTTACCAGCGAACAGGTGTTGGCTTACGCCGATGAAATTATCACCACCAGCGCGACCACCCTTGTTCGCGTCCGTGTGGCATAAGGAGAAACATCATGATTTTCCAGAAAAAAGTAATTGGCAATAGCCGTGCAGCTATCGAACAATGGGAAGCCGTTGTCGAAGCACGTCGCGGTGCCAATATGCAAGAAATCACGTTCCAGCGTAACGGCCTTGTGTCAAACGCCGGTCTGATCCCGCAGGACGTTTATCAGGAGTTTGATAACGTTACCGTTGAGCGTATGCGCTCAGACGACGGCGACACGTTCCTGAATGATCTGCTGCCATTGTCTCGTTCCGTGTCTATCGGCAAACTGACCCATAAGTTCCGTCAGGCTTCCGATGCAGGCAATGCTCAAACCAGTATGAGTGGCCAAATTGGTCTGAACATGGATCAGGTTGAATACACCTACGATGGTTCAATCATTCCTGTTCACGATACCGGCTTCTTCCGCAACTGGCGTGAGTGGAATGCTCAAACCTCCGAAGGTTTTGACGCACTGATCGATGATCAACGTGAATCAGTAGCAACTTTACGTCGTCACATGGCTGATCAGTTCCTCGACGGCCACAAAGATGCAAACGGTCAAACCATCGTGGTAGACGGTCTGTCATGGACTGGCATGCGTAATGATGCCCGCGTTGCACAGGTTGACCTGGGCGCTGGTGGCGTAAACTTTGACTTCACTGACACCACCAAAACCGGTGTAGAAATCAAAGCCGCCTTTATTGCAGTGCGTAACGTCCTCTGGATTGACAACAACTGTGAGCGTGATGCTGTTTATTACGTTAGCCGTGAAGTTGCTGCCAACATGGAGCGCAAGTTCAGCACCTCTTACGATTCTCGCACCATCATGCAAGAATTGGCCACTTTGATGGGTGTTGCTGCTATCAAAACTAGCTCTAAACTGTCAGGCAATGAGCTGATGGCTTTCCCGCTTGATAGCAACTTTGTTCGTCCTATTGTCGGTATGGGTGTCAACACCGTTGCGCTTCCACGTCCTGTTTACAACTCTAACTACGAGTTTGCAGTATGGGGCGCGGTCGGCTTTGAAATCCGGACTGACTATGCTGGAAACAGCTGCGCAATGTTTGCCCAAGCGTAAGGCGGTGATTTATGGCTAACGTCAAATGCGTTGTAAATCATCCGAAACTTTATCTGTCAGCAAATGGCAAGCTGCAACATGTTCCTCGTGGCACGGTAGTTACCTTGTCACAGGAGCAAGCGGCTCGCATGGCCGGTAAAGTTTCAGAAGCACCGAAGGCAAAAGAGGTTGTTTCTGGCGATGCAAAAAGTGAAGCCAAAGAGAAGTAACCATTAAGTCGGGAGCCGCCTTCGGGCGGCTTTTTAAATAAAGGCCATTTATGACGATCACAATTACCGTTGCTGACGTTCAGGCCATATTGCCTACCAGCACACAACTGACAACAGCACAGATCACAGCCGCCATCGGTGCGGCAGATTGCGTTATAGAACGCCTCGCTACAGGCTGTGGTGAAGATTTAAGTGATGCCTGCTTGACGCAGGTAGGCATTTATCTTACTGCTCACTTTGCAGCGGTGATGGAAAATACACTGACCTTGAAGTCAGAAAAAGATGATTGTGCAAATGCGTCAGTGACTTACGGATTCGAGTTTGGACAAGGCATTATGGGCACGCCGTTTGGCCAGATGGCTAATACCCTGTCAGGTGGCTGTTTGGCAGAGCAGGATAAAACGCCAACGGGCATTTTTGCGATTGGTTCTATCTAATGGCAAGCCGGCTATTCCTCCGCAACCTTGCAAAGCGCGGTAAAAGTATCACGCTGCAAAACCGCGCCATTACGTCACCGGTTTTTGGGGCTGTTGATTTTAATGAAACTTTTACGACTGCCAGCACAGTCAAAGCACTGATAAAAACCACTAGCGGAAAAACATTTTTCGATGGTGTATCGGTTGACCGGGTTATCACCCACATTTTCCGGATTGAGTATCTGGCAGGAGTAACTGCCGAAACGTGGATTCTATTTAATAGCCGCAGAATTGATATTCTTCAGGTAGAAAATTGCTGCGAAGAAGATAGCGTGCTGATTTTAACCTGCTCTGATATTGGTGTCGGCGAGGCTGCAAAAGCATGATTACGGTAGACCGTGCAAGCCAAAAAGTTATCATGCGACTGAAAAGTGTAGATAAACTATCGCGCAAAGGTCTTGAACATGCCGCCTATACCTCAGGTGTGCAGCTTATGAAGGAAACCAGCAAGCAAATCCTGAAAAAGCCGAAAGGCGGCAAAACCTATATTATTAGAGACAGCGCTGGCCGTCGTCGTCGCCATGTGGCCTCAGCCCCAGGCGAGACACACGCAAACATGACAGGTGCAGCGCGTAGGTCATTAGGTTTTCATGTGAGCGGGCACGACCTGGAGTTTGGCTATGGCGTGCAAAGTGCATCACCAGCGCCGGAATATGTAGGATGGCTTGAATTTGGCACCAGTAAGATGGCTGCACGTCCATCGTTAATGAACGGCATCAAAAGCCAGGAGCGCAACATCGGGAAGAATATAGAAAAAGAGATTGGCAAACGCCTTGAAGGGCGTGGAGGGCTTATCCGATGAGAGCAAGCGACATTGTAGCGCAGCTGGCTAAAACACTGCCAAAACACGCCGATGATTTTACGGCCAATGTCGAGATAACAGGCATAACCCAAGCTGCAGGCGTGGCTACTGCTATTACAGCAACAGCGCACGGGTTGGTTGCTGGCAATCAGATCAACATCACAGGATCGCAGCATCCTATCCCGTGCAGCATTACGCGCGTTGGCGTAATTGCCACATTGGTAACAACGTCTGATCACGACATGACTGAAAATGCTGGGTTCGACGTCCAGATAAGCGGCGCAACGGAGCCGGAGTTTAACGGCACATTTACGCTGCTGTCAGTTCCCAATCGCCGGACGATCACGTTTAAAGTGGCAGATTCAGGCGCATTGGTGGCTACAGGCTCTCCGCTATTGTTAAATGGTTCTAGTCCATTGCAATCATTCAACGGCTTGGTAGACGTAGTGTCAGTGCCGACAACGACGTCATTTACTTACGCCGTTGATTCATCT